AACCACCGTCTAAAATTGCTGGATTACGTGCTCCGTCAAATATAGTTGTGTAAGAAGCTCTCCAAGATTCTAAAAGACGTTCTTTTACACGTTTTGAAAGAATATTCTCAGTAGTAAGAACAAAACCTGGTAGAGCGTTATTCTTAAAGAACTGACGTTGGAACTTAATCATGTAATAATAAAGCTCCATTAAATTAAGTACAGGTTTTAGTTTAGAAGTACCTCTGAAAATAGAATTTTCATTCTCAGCCATTACATGAATAATCTCTTGAGGTTCAAATCGAATTGATTCTGATTTAGAAGTTTGTTTGCCTCGTCCAAAACCATAAAAATCATTTGCTTGCTGGTTATGAACTAAATAATTGTAATGAGATACAAAAGTACGATCATCAGGTACTACCTCTACATCATTAGCAGGTAATAGGTATAAATCTGCACCATCATAGTAAAAGAAAGCATTACCGTCTAACTGAAAATCTAAAAAGGCACGTCTAAATAGACGAACTCGATCTTCAAATGGATTTGGTTTAATATTAAGTAGTTTATTTACTTTTTTTGATGCACCACCGTCTACAACAAAAGGAATTTCACACATAGCATTGATAATCATATCAACAGAACGGTGAATAACTTCTATCTCACGATAAGCTTGTTCAAAATCAACAATAGTTTCAGGAGAAGCAAAAGGTTCTAAAGAAGCTATGGAAGGTTGAGCTGGATTAAGCTTCAACACATTAGCTACAAATTTTCTTATGCCTCTTAAATCATCATCTGCCATTTTTTTCCTTTTGTATATCAAGCCAATTTTTAATTTTTGGTGTTAAGTGATTTGAATATCTTTGCCCATAAATGTTATGCAGTCTTTGATGATGAGACTTGCATAAAGTAAATAAATTGTGATGGTCTAAACTTTCCCTACAGTCTATAGCAAATTTCTCACGAAGGGAAGTAATTTTTTCAACACTATCAATTTCAGTAATCTTATTATGATTACACCACTCATTAAATAGTTGACTTACTGAAAAAAGATGATGAAGTTCTAAATTTTCAATAGACCCACAAATATAACACTCATCTCGTAATTTATAGTCTTTCTTAATATAGTCTCTTATATATTTTATTGGAAATCTTTTTAGTTCAGACATTGTTGAAGGACCTCCCAGCGTAGTTTATAATGCTCAGGATCTCTATTCAAACCAACATCACCTTCGGGTAAGCTAAGAATACTACCTACCACAGTATCAAGATTTTTTAGTTTATAATACTTTTTAATTAAATAACTAACAACAATATCATCACCTCTTGTTAAATGTTTAAATTTTATTAAATCTTCTTTTATTGCATCAAGAGCTTCTTGTTTAACTAACATCACGGAACCAACTAAAAAATCTACACGAGCATGTTTACACCAATGATCGCGAAGATCTCTATATTTTTTAGCTTTTTCTACGCCTGATTTTCCGTAAATACCTACAAGCGGTTGATTTCTCTGCACTAATTTTCTAACTAATAGTGGAGAAGGAACTAAATCATCGTCTAGTATTAGCTTATAGGGTTCTGGATAATTATAACACTGTAACCATCTCTCAATACAATACTTATTACTATCATTATTAATAACTTCAACTTTTCGAGAGCGATAGTCAAATAGTTCATGAGGATTATTATTTATAACAGTAATAGGAATAGAACGATGAAAAGCGTCACAAATTGCTTTTACATTATCAGGTCTTTTATAGTTTAAAATAATAATTCTAAGCATAAATAGTTATATTACTCATTTTTTGGTGTGTGTAGATTGCATAACGTACAGCATCACAAGGGTGAGAAGCCCAATCATGAATAGGTTTTGGATTTTCTGTGTTGGGATTCCATTTATATGCTGCCATTGCGGAGAAGGTATGTCTTGCTCCTTCAGTATCAAAGAACAAGCGATCTTGCTCAATAAGCACTTGAAGCGAATTAATACCATCATTAACAGATTTAATTGCATTTTCACAATAAATATCATAATCATAAGCAAAATCAGCTTTAACTTGTTGTGCAGCAGAGTCAATATAGATAGTGTCTATTCCCCACTCATTAATTTTTTCCTGTATTTCAGCTGCAAGTTCTGAAGTAGTTGATTCTTTTGATATAAACTCATCAACAATAAAATAGTTTTCTCCGTCAGTACCAATCACAACAAAAACATTCTCATCTCTATAGCCAACGTCAAGTCCACCAATTACTTCTGCAAAGCGTTCACCAACATAGTCACCTATATGTCTTTCTTCATCTAAATCAAGATAAATCTGAGATTCAGTAGTTGTCCATTCACATTCATACTCTTGAAGATACAAAGCTTTTGTAATAGTACGACGAGCTTCTTCAACATCTGTTTCAGAAAGAAGAGGGTTTGCTCTCCAATTATGAATTGATGATGTCCAATCAGGATACTCTGGATCATCTCCACGTAAAAAATACTCGTATAAATAATTACCTTTGCCGCGAGGAGTTGATATCCATAAACAGCGTGAATCAGTAAAGGTTGAAAGTGCGGGTCTTAAATCTCGTGTAAAATACTCATCATTTGGTATTATCGCTGCTTCGTCTACTATGAGAAGATTAGCAGCACGACCAACAAGTGAATCACGATTGTTTGCAGAAAGAAGTCTAAACACTGACCCATTAATTAGTTTAACTACTTTGTCTTTTTGATTAAAACGCTCAACTTCAATATCAAGTTGTCTGATTAAATCTGTTACATAGTCCCAAATAATTGAAGAAAGAGAAAAGTTAGGAGCAACTACCATAACTTGTTGACCAGGTTCAAGTAGTTTAGCAAAAGCTAAAATAGCAGCTGCATACGATTTACCAGTACGACGAGCTGCGATATGAACGCAAAAACGTGATTGATCTAAGTTCTCAACCATTGCCCATTGTGATTCATTAAACTGAACAGGAGTAGGAAGACGATCTAAAAGACGTTGGATTTTGATTTTAAAGAATTTAGTGTTCATTTACCTAAAATAAGGAATTATCATTGAGAGAAGGGAAATTAGTCCAGCTGTTAGACCGCCTACCCATAACAGTGTTTTAAGAGAGGCTCTGCCTTGGGTAGCCATTTCACGAATATCAGCAACAGAAGCTTCCATCTTTTCTATACGTTCTTCTAAACGATGAAACATTGTAACTATGTTTTCATACCGCTCTTCACATACCGCTTCATGAGCTGAAATATTAGCCTTATTTGATTGAGAGCGTTCATGCAATCTATCAAGTTCTGTTTGTATTTGGTCAAGCTCTCTTGTATCATCCATGGTCGCCCCTTATGTCTTGATAATATACTGTACCACTTCACTTGGTAGTGTTGTTGCTACTGAAAAACCATTAACTGATAGAGATGGGATCGATAGTGCAGGCACTGATAGTCCAGGAACTGAAAGACCGGGCACGGAGTGTGAGTGATTATTCACAGTCAGTGATGGAATTGAGTGTGCATGGTTATTTACAGTCAATGAAGGTATAGAGTGTGAATGGTTATTAACAGTTAATGAAGGAATCGTTAGTGCTGGGACTGAGTGATTATGATTATTCACAGTTAATGAAGGTATTGAATGTGAATGGTTGTTAACAGTTAATGAAGGTATTGAATGTGAGTGGCTTGATCCAGCTAAGTTTCCTACGCCATGAGTATGGTTGTTTACAGTTAATGAGGGTATTGAATGAGTATGGTTTGTCTGAGTTACGTTAGTAACAAGGGTAGCCTGTGTTACGTCTTTAGTACCAGCAGCTAAAGTTTGATTAACTGTGTATACAGTAAGAGTTAGATCACCTGCACCGTCTGCCCCTGTATTACCAGCTGCAGTAGTAGCAGTAGAGTTTGCGGTAGAACCCGTAATAGTTACTCCACTTCCGCCAGTATTAGATGCAACAGTAGTTGACTGAGAGTTGCCTGTGTTAGTAGCTACAGTTGTTGAAGTTGAGTTGCCAGTAGTAGCACTTCCTGTGACAACTGAAGGAGCATTGGTAGCATTATACCCTACAGTTGTAGAACCAGCGTTGCCAGTATTAGAAGCTGCTGTTGTAGAGGTTGCATTACCTGTATTAGTAGCTACAGTAGTTGCCTGAGAGTTCCCAGAAGTGCCAGTGCCTGTTGTACCAGTTCCAGTAGTGCCAGTTCCAGTATTATTCGAAGCTGTAGTAACACCATTTTTAGTAGTAGAGTTCAGTACAGCAGAAGCAGCTGCTGAACCGTTAGTTGCACCAAGAGCTGTGTTATTAGTGCCCTTACCTAAAGGAACCTTATCACGAAGATCAGGAACGTTAAAGGTGGTAGAACCATTGCCTACACCATATCCTGTACCAATAACAGCGAATAGACGAGCATAAGTAGTACGAGATACAGCAGAATTATCACATAACAAATAACCAGTAGGAGCTGACGCAGCACCATAAGCTAAGATGGTACCAGCTGGGATAATCTCAGCCCCACCTGCAGTAGAACCGTCATGAATTCTAATATTATTTGTATCTGTATCGAGTGTAATCTCACCCACAAGTCCTGTATAAGAATTGTTTTGTGCGGAGGTTCCTCGTCTAAATTGTAGCTGTGTAGCCATCTTTTACTCCTTAAAGTGTTCCTAAATCAAATGTTCCGTCTATTATAAGTCCATCGCCTTGAACGTTGCCAGTGACATTCACGCCTGTGGCGGTGGTGCCAAGTTTGGGGGCGTTGTCGTAGTAAAGTGTGACTGCGCCATCAACAGCCGCAGTCATCATGAACTCACCAACCGCAGGGTTTGTCAGTGAAAAGT